CCCGATAAGACTGCACAGGGGTTCTTCGTCTGCCACTTCTGGCACGGTATATTATCGTGCTGGAACCAGTGGAGACTGGACTACTCTATCTGTCTCAGGCACAAGCACCACTTTCCCGGTAACAGATACCACAATGCAGGTAGCCCACGACTGGAATAAGTCAGGCAATCACTATATGACACCCTCGTTTTATAATGCAACAAATATAACCAGTATCGCCATTTCCCAAAAGTCGTTTTTGACTGGGACAATGGGGGATTATTTCATGCATTACTATGCTTATGGCTGCTCATCCCTCTCTTCGCTCGATGTCCCGGACACTAGCGGTCTTACAAGCGTGGGGAGTAGTTTCATGGCCTACTATGCTTATGGCTGTTCCAAACTCACTTCACTTGCTGTCCCGGACACCAGCGTTCTTACAAGCGTGGGGAATTATTTCATGTATTACTATGCTTATAACTGCTCCTCCCTCGCTTCTCTCGCTGTCCCGAATACCAGCGGTCTTACAAGCGTGGGGACTTATTTCATGGCCTACTATGCTTATGGCTGTTCCAAACTCACTTCGCTCGCTGTCCCGGACACTAGCGGTCTTGAGAGCGTGGGGAGTAATTTCATGCGTTCCTATACTTATAACTGTTCCAAACTCACTTCACTTGCTGTCCCGGACACCAGCGGTCTTACAAGCGTGGGGAATAATTTCATGCAATACTATGCTCGTGGCTGTTCCTCCCTCACTTCGCTCACTGTCCCGGACACTAGCGGTCTTGAGAGCGTGGGGAGTAATTTCATGCAATACTATGCTTATGGCTGTTCCAAACTCACTAAACTGGTGTTGCCCGCTGTCGGCTGGTTCGAGGATAACAATGTAAACTGGAGTGTCCCCTCCGGTAGATTGGGGGTTCTCGAAGGGCATGTGCTTGATTCGGATGATCTAAGCAGTTGGCAGGCATTAACCGCAGAAGGCAAAACGCTTTACACTAACTATATTCGTGATCCGGAGCTTGTGTATCGTGAGGGATATTGCGAATACGTAGCCGATCTTATTCGCACTATCATACAAAGTCAATCTTACAATGCTGACACGAAACGCTCTATCGCCCAAAGCCAGACTTACCAGGCAGACACTTTCCGTAAAGTCAATAAAGCATATCAATACTCTGCTGATACCGAACGCATAACGCTTAAAGACTATGCCTACAGCGCAGACACCAAGCGCAAAATAATTCAAGATCATGTTTTCGCAGGAGACACTAAACGGGGAGTAATCAAAGAATATACTTTTACCGCTGATACCTTACGGAAATTGCTGAAAAGTTACGAGTATCAGGCAGACATTTTACGGCAGGTAGTGAAATCCTATGCCTATCAAGCCGATGTACTTCGCAGAATTGCCGAAGAAGCAGAATATCAAGCCGATATGGTAAGACAGATAGTGATAGGGCAGGAATTTAAAGCCGATACACTAAGGCAAATCGTCATACAGCAGGAATTTACCGCCGATGCGATAAGACAGGTAATTCAATCGCAAGGTTATAATGCCGATACTAAACGGCAGGTGCTTAAAACCTACGAACATAATGCTGATACCTTGCGGAAAGTTTTAGCAGGGCAGGAATTTAAAGCTGATGCACTCAGGAAGGTTTTGAGGGAAGATGCTTATTTTGCCGACACTCTCCGTAAAATCGTTGTAATTACCGCAGGCGTTTACCCTGCCGACACCGTAAGACAAATCATAGCTGAACAAGAGTTTATTGCCGATGCTAAACGGCAGATAGCAAAGGAATTTCAGTTTAATGCTGATACCACAAGGCGAATTGCAAAAGAATATTCTTATCCTGCTGATGCTGAAAGAAAAATATTGCAGGACTACGATTATGCCGCCGATACGTTCCGCAAAGTCTTGAAAGTATACGGATATACTGCCGATGCCAAAAGGATGATAATCAAAACAGATGCCCATAACGCCGACCTGCTTAGGCGCATAGTGAAGGAATACGAATATTCCGCAGATACTATGCGTTTTGTGGTAGAATTGGGCATTTATGTGGGCGATACTTACAGGGTAGTCCGGGCGGATCAAGTTTACAGCGCAGATGCTTTAAGACAAGCTATCAAAGAATATGAGTTTATTGCCGATACCTTGCGGCATGTAATCATGCCGTATAAACAGCTAATTATTACAATGTCGATTCAGGAACGCCAAATAGATTTGTCTACTCAAGAACGAGAAGTAAAACTGGGGGTGGAGCTGATGTCCCTCATCGGGAATACAGTCAGACTAAAAGCAGAATTTAAGGATTTTAACGGGGAGCATGTGTCACCTGAGAATGTTAATTTGCGAATTTACGACGGCTACAAAAAACAAGTAGGTGAGGACATACCTGTGTTGCCAAGCGATGTGGGCAAATATCAATATGATTATGTGATACCAGACGTAATCGGGGCGCTATATTTTGAGTTTGTAGGCACAATTGGGGAATTGCCGATTTTAGGACGGGCTACCATAGACAGGAGGTGGATATAAGGTAATGGCTAATATCAACGTCGACCAGCTGGCTGCCGAGATAGCCAAGGGCCTAGCCGAATATTCCCAGGACGTAGTAGAAAAGGTCAACGCCAGCAGTGAGGCGGTTGGCAAGGCGGCAGTCAAGCGGCTCAAACAAACATCACCGAAACGATACGGCAAGTATGCCAAGAGTTGGACGATGAAAACCGAGCCAGAAGTAGGCCAGCCTCACAAGCGAATTGTACACGTAAAGGCGCCGCACTATCGATTGGCTCATCTGTTAGAAAAAGGGCATGCAAAGGTTGGAGGTGGTCGGGTAGAGGGTAAACCTCATATCAGGCCAGCTGAGGAAGAAGTAATCCGGGAATTTGCCCGGGAGGTAGAGGAGGCGATCAAGCGTGGATGAAGCGGCACTGTTTGCACTGTTAAAAACGACCAACCTGCCGGTGGCGTATCACCACTTCACTTCGCCGCCGAGCCCGCCCTATATAGTTTATCTGTTCAGCTACAGCTCTAATTTCGGAGCTGACAACAAGGTGCACAGCCAGGCCGACAACTACCAGGTGGAACTATACACCAAAACAAAGGACCCGGCAGCAGAGGCCCTGATCGAGGGTCTTTTTGATGATAACGATATTTACTGGGAAAAGACCGAAACCTTTATCGAAAGCGAGGGCCTTTACCAGGTCCTCTATGAAATTTAAGGAGGAGATAGCCAATGACCAATAAAATAAAGTACGGTCTAAAGAATGTCCATTATGCAGTTATAACTGAATCTAGTGGAGAGGTATCATACGGCACCCCGGTGCATATTCCGGGTGCGGTGAATTTAACCCTTTCTCCAGCCGGAGAAAAAGTGAGGTTTGCCGCAGACGACAGAGAAGATTATTTTGCCGAAAACATCAACAACGGGTATGACGGTAACTTAGAAATGGCGCTGATCCCAGATGAGTTTCGCAGGGACGTGTTGGGGGATACGATTGATTCAAACGGTGCCTTAGTTGAAAACGCAAACGCAACAGTGAAGAAATTTGCGCTTATGTTCGAGTTTGATGGGGATGCGAAAAAGACCAGGCACGTATTGTATAATGTCCTAGCGGCAAGACCTGGCATAGAAGGGACCACCAGGTCAAATACAAAAGAACCAAAAACAGACTCCCTTGAAATTGAAGTCCGTCCAGCCATTGACACCAGTGATGTAAAAGCTAAGGTTAAGCAGGGCGACCCCCAATATGCTACCTTCTTTGCTTCAGTCTACCTTAAAAATGCGGTAACTAACAGCGCGGATGATCCAGATCCATTCAGCAAGACCTCTGCTGACGATGTGACAGTTGATGTAACCTCCACCAGCGGCAGCACGGCGGTCAAGAGTGTCTATGTAGATGGCGTGCCGGTTGGATTTGCTAGCTTGAGCATCAGCGGCGTTGACGTAACGATTGATAAGACTTACATCGGCAACCTGACCAATGGTGATCATACGATACTGATCGAGTTCACGCAGGGCAATGCTGTTAGCGTGACCTTGACTGTGGGGGCGTAAGGTATGCGTGAGATAACAGTAGGGGGCAAGCAAATGCGGGTCAGGGCTACTCCCTTGGCCCTACTCTACTATCGCCAGGAATTTAAGACTGATCTGATTGGCGATCTTATCTCTATGCAGGAGATGGCCAACGATCCCAGCCAGTTTGACTCAATCAAAATGCTACAGTTGATCTGGGCGATGAACAAAGCCGACAAGCCAGAAGGATTTCCCAGCTTTGAGGGGTGGCTTAGTAACTTAGATAGCATTGACTTTGATGACGGAGATATGATGACTGCGGTGATCGAGGAAGCAACAGACGGCTTTTTTCGTGGAGACAAACGATAACGGAGAACCGTCTGACACCGAGCCAGACAGAATGGACTTAGAACTGCTGGCGATAGGCAAGAAGGCCGGACTAACCTTCGACGAAATGAACCTGCTGAGGGTTCGCGACTTACTGAAATTCGTACAGATATACACCGGCAGTGGCAATGAAGAAACCGAAACCGTAAGACAGGCCACACAGGCCGACTTTGACAGGTGGTGAGGACATGGCAAAAATCAAGGGTATAACAATTGAGATTGGTGGTAATACCCAACCACTTAACAAAGCCCTATCAGATGTAAACAAAAAGTCCAAAGACCTTCAGTCAGAACTCAGGCAAGTTGATAAATTACTCAAACTTGACCCGAAGAATACCGAACTACTCGCCCAAAAGCAGAAACTCCTTGCCGAGGCCGCACAAAACTCCAAGGAAAAACTCGACCGCCTCAAGACTGCCCAGCAACAGGTCAACGAACAGTTTGCCAAGGGCGAAATAAGCGAGGAACAATACCGGGCCTTTCAGCGCGAGGTAGCCAAAGCCGAGCAGGAATTGAAGGGCTTTGAGAAGCAGCTAAATGAAACCGCAAAGGCTACAGATACATGGAAAAATAAACTCGACAAGGCACAAACTAGCCTTAAAAACGTCGGGGCTAAAATGACCGATGTTGGCAAAAACCTGTCGATGAAAGTCACGGCGCCGGTGCTCGGCCTGGGCGCGGCGGTGGCCAAGACAGGGATGGAATTTGACGCGGCTATGTCCGAGGTCGGCGCTATCAGCGGCGCCACCGGCGAGGACCTGCAAAAGCTAGAAGCGCTGGCTAAAGAGATGGGAGCGACCACCAAGTTTAGCGCCAGTGAAGCCGCCGAGGGCCTGAAATATATGGCGATGGCGGGCTGGGAAACGCAGCAGCAAATTGATGCGCTCCCCGGGGTGCTGATGCTGGCTGCGGCGTCCGGCGAGGAGTTGGGCGCAGTGTCGGACATCGTGACCGACGCGATGACGGCGTTCGGGATGGAGGCGGCCCAGGCCGGCGAGTTTGCCGACGTACTGGCGGCGGCCAGCTCCAATGCGAACACCAACGTTGGCATGCTGGGCGAATCATTCAAATACGTCGCACCAGTGGCCGGTGCGCTTGGATTTTCCGCGCAGGATACGGCCCACGCATTGGGCCTGATGGCGAACGCCGGGATCAAGTCCAGCCAGGCCGGTACTGCGCTCCGCACAATGATGACCAACTTGGCCAAGCCCACCGTCAAGATGGAAAAGGCGATGGCCGAGTACGGCATCAGCCTGACCGATGTGAACGGCAACATGAAATCCCTTGATCAGGTAATGGACAACCTGCGGGAATCGCTCGGTGGATTGACCGAGGCTGAACAGGCATCAGCGGCCGCCACCATCTTTGGCAAGGAGGCCATGTCCGGCGCCCTGGCGATCGTGAACACCAGCGAGGCAGATTACCGCAAGCTGGCCGGGGCGATCAACGATAGCGCGGGTGCCGCCGAACGAATGTCCAAGGAAATGCAGGATAATCTGCAGGGACGGCTCACGCAGCTGAAAAGCGCCATTGAGGGCGCGGCACTCCAGTTATATGAGGCAATGTTACCGGCGCTGGAAAAGCTGGTCGCCTGGGTGCAAAAGGCGGTAGACTGGTTTGCCGAATTAAGCCCGGGAATGAA